CCAACCCCGATTGGAGTGGTCTAGACCCGGCCCGACCCGAGGGGCTTTTGCCTGTCCCGTTTCAGTAGCCTAGGGGGCTTCCCCTGTCAACCCCTAAAATTCGCGGGCGGGGATAACCTGCCCCTTGTAGGAAACAGGGGGCAGCATATGCCCGCCGGTAATCCGCCGCATCTGGTCGCGGTAAAGGTCGCGGTCGTGAACGCTTGCCGGGGCAACGTGCCCGCTCTTGTCGCTGCTCTGCAAAGTATATTCAGAATTCAGTTGCATTATCCGATCCCCTTATTCTTCAGCAACATTGTAAGCTGCAACATCAACAAAAGTATTGTCTGACTATCAGGCGGAATTGTTCGGTCCAGCATAGCCAAAAGGTTGGCTTCCATTTCCTCCATTGTGTTTGGCATATCTGGCATGGCGTAATCTCCAAAGGTGCCGGGGTTCTTTTAACGGCATTGAATTAAGACAGGTGCGCTCTGTCCCCCGGTTCGATTTTGTTACGCTATCCGCGTCATGGTGTAAAGCGAATAATCGCGGGTTGCGTTCTGCAATTGGTTTTGGTGCTCAATCTTGTATTCCATAGCGGCGCGCAGGTCGCTAAAATTTTCTTGGTCGGTTGAGCCGTCCAAAGCGTCAACCCATTTCACGACATAAGCGGTTGTATTAATTTTCATGGCGGTTAATCCCTTTCGCTTTCAGCCTCTTTCCTCTGCCAGAATTGGCGGCGAATGTCAAGAGCATTTCGCCGCTCAAATTCGCGCATTTCGCGTTGGCGCTTTTGGTTGATGGTTTCAAGGAACATTGGCGGTTTCCCCTTTCGCATTCTTTTATAGCCTCAATTTCCTAACAGAATTCTAACGCCAATAATGATTGCGGCAACCGTGCCGATAATCAGCGCGGAAACGAACAGCAAAAAGCCGAGACAACCGCGCATTAGAAAACGGGCCTCCCTTGTGCTACATCGTCAACCGTCGCGCAAATGGAAGCGACAAACCTAAAGAACTCTAATAGAGCCTCTTGGCGGTTATAATAACGGGCGGTAACTGCTCCGGTTCGATTGAATGAATAAACCCCGCGATTTTCCGCAACATTCATATCTAGCTTGCGGCCTTCGGGATTGGTGAATTCAAAGCGGGCAATAATCATGGCGGTTAACTCCAAGAGGAAAGGGGCAGGTTTCCCCGCCCCTTAGTTGGTTATGCAGTCGGTCTAAGGTTGCGGGCGGTTATCCGCCAACTCTCTTGCGGAAAGGTGCGCCGCATAAAGTCCCGGCTTTCTAGCGCCCGTTCGGCGCTATAACGCAAGGCCACGGTGCGCCACCCTACAGACGTTGCGCGCTGCACTCTATACATAGTGAACCCCTTTCATTGCTTGGCTTCCCTAGGCATAAAGCGGCGCGTCTAATTTGTCAAGCACAAAAGGGCGGCAAATGCGCCATGCCCCCGCGCCCCAATTATCGCGGCACTTAATCGTTGCGCGGATTGAAAGAGTTTCACCGGCCACGAATGGGAGCCGGTTTCCGCTATAGATAAGCAAGCCGCAATCACTGTTAATAACGTGCCGCCAAATGCGGCGCGTTTCATGCCGAAAGGTCGAGACATATTCTGTCCGCTTCAAAAGCCTACAGTTGTTGAATGTCAATCGTTGGCCCGGAAAGATGCTCATAAATTGCCCCCTCAAAGTATGCGCGATTATTCTCTAAAGAAACAAGCGCAAGGCTAACTGTATTATGATCGGGTGCCGGTTCCATCAATTCCATTTCTAGGCGCGTTAATTGCTTGCGCATATTGTCGATGAATTCGCAACCCGGAACAAGTCGATTTCTAGTCATGGTTTCCCCCTAGCCGGTCGCACGAATGCGACGGGTGATAAAGTCTGCGGTCCCGTCAAGGTTGAATTTGGGCACCGGGTTTTCGTAAACAATTTCTTGCCCATTACAAACGGCAACAATTTCGTCCGGGGTTAGGCGCACCCCCTTAGAGGCTTTCTTTACCGCGTTCCCGGTCGCTGCCAACTCGGCTTGATTATAGAGCGTATAAAGTTTCTTGCCTGCAACTGCTACGCGGTCGCCGGTCGCCTCTAGTGCCCAAAAGCCTAATTCGGTGTCGTTCAATTCGCCCCGGAAGCCTTCGCAGATAATGCTATCCGTATCGCAGTATATCGGGCGTTTAGCGAGGGCGAGATTTCGCAGCAAGTTTGCCCTAGCCGCTCCCGTGATGCTTGCGGCAGTAGCAACATTGTAAAAGCCCCCTTTGCGGGGACTAGGCCGCGACCAAATGAATAGGTCGCCGGATTGGCTATGAAGGCTCCACCCCTCGGGATTTGCGCTAGTAGCTTGGGGTTCGGGGATTTCGCCAATTGTCATTGCCCATTGTTTGAATTTGCGCGGGTTAAGCGCAAACTTCCCATAAGGGGAATTAAGGCAAAGTTTATAGAGAATATCCCTAACCTTGTCGCCATTGGCTTTAGCGGTTTGTCGCAGCGAATAGAACCTTTCCACAAATTCGGCAAAGGTTGCCTTGCGGTCGAATTTCCAAGCGTGTTTGACTTTTAGAATGTCAAGGGTGCCGGTTTCTAGACCAGCATTTATTTCGTGAATTGTTGCGTAAAAGATACCTTTACCAACGGTGAAGTCTAATCCGCCCTTTTCGTCGCGCATTGGCAGCGCGCCCCGGTTAATCGCTTCAATGCAAGCGAAATCTGTATCTTTATCAATCTTGCTTTGCAACTCGGGACGGTTGCTAATCGGGTGCAATGTATCGCGCATTTCGGCGGGATACATTGAATTGCGATCATATAAGAAAAACTTAGTGCCGCTTTTAGGTCGCAACACTCCGGTTTCAAAACATTGATTGCGACCGCCGAAATAATAGCGCCGAAATCTATCGTCGAAACCATCGCCTTTAATTTTCTCAAAGCCATGATACGAATTCAGCATACAAAGGGCGGCGCTGGCAATAGTCAACTTGTCGCCGAACATATCATGAAAGCCGCAAATCAGGTCGCGCGTATAGGCGCAATCGCTGCGCATATAGCGGAGAATTTCGGCGCGGTGGCGTTCGCGTTTATCGCGGGTAAAATTGTTGTAATCAATTTCGTCTTTCTGATAGCTGCTTAGACCTTGCGGAATAATGGCGAAGCTATCGCGGAACTCTTGCCCTTGAAAGAATATCTTGACAAGCCGCCCGCCCATAATCAGCGGGGTTTGATCCGGGTCTAGATAGGGCAGGAAAAAGAAGAAATCGAATTTGCCGCCGTTGTGGGCGTAAATTATGAATTCCTCTCCCTCGGCTGTTAGGGTGGCGAGATAGTCGAAAAATTGGGCAACGCAATCGTCCCCCCAAAATTCAACGTATCTGTCCCCGGTATCAAAGCCGAGACAAAACGGCTTGACCGCAACCCCGATTGCAAAGGGGTCGGTTTCGGTATCAACAACCGCAATGATTTTCTTGGTCGGTTTCAGCTTGTAAGGAACCGGGGCGCAACGGTTGGCTTCCCGTTCGGCAAGAATGGCGGCGATTTGTTCGGGCGTTAATTCGTCCGCATCCTCGTCCGCATAATCCTTAGCGCCAAATTCATCGTCTGGCCCGTCGTCGTCATCCTCGGGAATTGCGTCCCAATCAATTTCTGCGAAACCGTCAAAAAGAGCGTCGGTGTCAGCCATGCCCTTTAACCCTCCTATTTATCGTCCCATTTCCGTTGGCGGTTTTGTGCGCTCCTAATGCGCTGTCTGTCAAGTCGATTTTTGCGCTCGTCTGGAGTTTCCTTTTCACGCTGCTTTTTCTTGCGGGCGGCTTCACGTTCCCTTTTTAGGTTCGCATACCAGTCCGATTGAGGGGTGCGCTTTTTGGGGTGATAAATCTTGCCCTCTCTAGGCGCTTCGGAAAGTTGGCTATCGCGCGCCTTAAAACGGAATAGCACAAAATGCTTAACCGCTTCGCGCCCATTCTTGCCGCTAAAAAGGTGCTGATACCGGGTCAAAATATAGTCGGCTAATTCGTCGCTATCGGGGAAGCCGATTGTTGCCATATTATGTCCGAACAAACGGAAGCCAAATAACTCGTCCGGTTCCTTCAATCCGCCTAGGCTTGGATCGTCGCGCAGTCGAGTTGCCACGGCTTCCATATCGGTTGCCTTGAACGGCAATATAATGCGCCGTTCCTCGCCCATTCCAAGCGGGCGCACAATCTCCACAAATCCGCGCCTAATGCGTGTCTTTTGATTGGCGTATTCTTTAGGCACAATAAGCGCGCTTCCGCGCTGCTCAAAAAGCCCTTTGTCTGTATAGAGTTTGCGGACCTTGCGCGGGGCCGGAACTGGCACGGCTTCCCCGGTCAAAATATCCAAGTTCTTTTTAATCTTGGAAAGCATATAACGCGACGGCAGATAACTGCGCGCGTTAATCTTGTGCGAAACAATGCCCGCCTTTTTCAACACTGAAACTTCGTGGCGAACGGTGCGCAAATCTTTGCCAGCATTTGCCAACAGCTTTTTAGCCTTGGCGCGCAACTCTTTTTGTTGTGCAGCAAGGGCTTTTATATCTTGACTTGTCGCGGTTTCCTGCGCAGTCTTTTTCCTGCGCGTCATGATTGACCCTTTATCATGGCGTTGCCCCCCTAGGCATTGTTGAGCGTTCCGCTCCAATCCGGGGCGGTCGGGAGGGGGGTTGGCTTGGCGGTTTCAGCCCCCCTCCCCTTCACGATGGACTAGACCGCCCTTTTCTGTCAAGGTCCAATCGCGGTTAAGGCACGGTTCGGCGCATCGGCGGGAACCGAACAAGACGGGGTAAATCATGGCAATTATTTGGGCAGACGGGTTCGACCATTGGGGCGGAACCGCGCAAGCTATTTCGGGAGGCTATCAAGCCTTTAATTTGAACTTCAATAATACACCGGGCAGACCTCGCACCGGCAACTATTGCCTTACTTGCCCAACATTCGGCGGGGTTATTCGCCGCGCATTCGACACGCCACTTACTAAGGGCGGTGCGGTGCTGGCAATTAAGTTCAATGCTGCCGCCTCTAGCGCGGGTGATCCTATTCTATTCTTTCAGTCCACCCCGGCTGATGGGGGATATGATAACGCAAATGCAATTGGCATTTGGGCAGCTTCTAACCTTAGCCTTTCAATCAATCGCGGGACGACTGGACTAGCCTCTACCCCGGCCAATTTCTTTACGCTCAATTCGTGGGATAGTTACGAATTAAAAGTGGATGCGTCCGGGGGACCGGGAACGCATACGGTTGAACTGCGCAAAAATGGCGATGCCACAACCGCCCTTATTGTCACCGGAATTACTATCCCTAGCATGAATTATATTTGTGTCATGGGTGGCACGAATATTCGTGATATGGATGACTTCATTGTTTGGGATGCTACCGGCCCGAATAACAATGATTGGCTTGGCGACCGCCAATGCGTAACGCTTTTCACGACCGCAGACGGCACCCCGCAAAACTGGACGCCTAATGTTGGCTCGGCTTGGAGCAATCTTAATAGCGTTCCAGCGGGCGCAAATTATATCACAAGTTCCACCCCCGGCGATGTTAGCGAATTTCAGCATGGAACTATGCCCCTAGCAACCGCGTCAATTGCGGGCATTGTTGTTTTCGCATCGGTTCTTAAGACAGACGCGGGCGTTGCATCTTTGCGCATTGGCATGAATAAAAGCGGCATTGTGCAGAATAGCCCAATTTTCAACCCCGGCACAAGCTACAGTTATGCGCGCTATATTATGCAGACAGACCCGGACGGGATTGCTTGGACTAGAACAACACTCGATAACGCGACTATTCGCCTAACGCGGGAGGCTTGATAAATGACGGAACTTAGCGCAGCCCCGGATATTTCGACCGCCGGGGGCCTCACTAGCACTAGCCTTTTTCCTGTCACCACGGGCGCGGGCGCGCAGCTATACAAAGCAACCGGGGCAGAAATTCAGGCCGCTTATGGTGGCGGTGGCGGGGGCGGCGCTTCTAGCCTCGGTCCCGGCTATGGGCGCACGAAAACAACCGCTGCCGCTGTTGCGGCCAAATTTTCTATTCGCGGCGGGGGCGGTTCTTTAGTTGACCGAATTGCGGGCGTTTGGGGAGTTGGTTTAAGCGGTTGGCTGCAATGCCCGTTCGGCTCCTATTCGCAGCTAATTATTTATGCGACCGATGCGCAGCTAGGATTTTATGACGCATCCACGAAAAGCGTTATGCAATTCAATGTTGGTAATGGTCGCTGGATTATTGGGCGAATTACGACAACCGGATATAATTCGGACGGGCAGCAATATTCGGGGGTTTATGGATATAGCCGAACCAACAATGCAACTTGGATGCGCGTTAGATGGGACGGTTCCAATATGAAATTTGCCGTTAGTGGCAATGGTGAGGATTGGGACGAATGGGGGACGGAAGGAACCGGCTATATGGTGCCGGTTGGCTTCACAATTAATTACCCCGGAACGCTGCATTATTTTGAATTGAGTTAATCGCTATGGCTGACACTCTCGTTATTGACGGGGCAACCGTAACGGTTGACGGCCATGCGATTACCTATGGCATGACCTCCACTAATGCCAATCAATTTGCCGTTGTCGGTTCGATAGCCGCCGCCCCGGATTTGCGGGTTAATCAGGTCGCAATTGTCGTTCCCGCCTATATTCCTAACCTCTCCCCAATGCGGATTAATCAGGCGGCAATTGTTGGGCCAATTGCAAAAACAGTGGATTTGCAAATTGACCAATTGGCTTTAATTTGTGTAGTGTCGCCAAATCGTCGGGTTGTTACCCCGAATAGGGCAATCGGTTTGGAATGCTGGCAACCGTGCCTTTCCTATGGCACAAATGCTCTAGTTTATTGGAAAGGTGCAAGGTAATGACCGCAGCTAATTTCGGTTCGATTTTCGGTGTCTCAAATGTCATCGTCCCCAAGAGCGGCCCAAAGGCCGCGCCCGTAACACTGGATTTTGCCAATACCGGGGCGATTGATATTGACTGCGAATTGCTAACGTCGCAGGGGCGCATTGAATATATCCAGACCCTTTATATTGACAATGCGGATAACCTAAATCCGCTCACTCTCACAATGGGTTTGACGGGGCAGCGTTTGCGGGTGCCCGCGCGTTATCAAGGGTATTTCCCTATTCTCGCCCCCAATCCGCCGCTGATTACTTGCGAGACAAATCAAACGGCAAATCTCAAGGTTTTTGTTTACCTCTTGAACGTGCCGGTTCAAGCGGTGAATTGGTCGAGCATCTAAGGGCAAAGGATAAACCGCCAATGATGGGTATGGAAAAAATGCTTGCGTCAATGATCGGGCTTACTCCCGAACAAATGCAGGCAATGATTGTTGGCATTCAAAATGCCGCAACAAATGGTGTCGCCGCGCTGGAAACAATTGTGCAACAGAATGCGCAAATATTGGCGAAGCTGGAAAGGCTGGAAAATGAGCGAGAAAACCACGGAAGTTAGGACAACCGAATTCGAGGACGGTTCCGAGATTGTAACGACCACGACAACGGAAAGCGAATTTGTTGATGGTGAAGGGCCGCTGTTTATCGCTTCCGAAACCGTGGAAGAAATCGCGGAAGAAATCGCGGAAGAACTCGCCCCGGTTTCCGATGCGGTTGCAATCGCTGAAATCGAAGCCGAACGGGACGTAACTATTGCGGCCATTCAGGCAGAAACCACAACCGCCATTATTGAGGCAGAAACCGAAAGGGAAACATCATGGCAAACGGAAGCCGCCGAATTGCGGACGAATATAGCGGAACTGAAACAGACGGTGGAAACGCTGGCGAACCTGTTGCCGGGGCCAGCGGACCAATTGACCCCCGAACCGTTGACGGAAGCAGCGGCGGAAGTAGCGGAGACAATAGCGGAAGCGGAAGCGGCGAACAATTCGACCCCGCAATTCACGTTAGCCCCGATAAGCGAAACGCGGACGGAAGTTACACTAGAAAGCGCGGACGAAAAGCCGGAAGCGGAAGCAACGGCAACAGTTACCGTAAAGCGGCGACGGCGGCTGATCTAAAGGACGCGGTTGAAGGCTTGGCTAAAACTCTCGTCGTCGTTCATATGGGAATTGCCAGCGCCACCGGCACCCCGGAAATGATGATTGACGCGGACGAAGGCAAGCTATTGGCTAAAGCCGCTTCAAATGTGCTTGAACAATTCGACCTTAAACCGGACCCGAAAATTCAGGCAATTGTTGGGCTTGTCATGGCGGCGGGCACTGTTTACGGTCCCCGCGCATATTCTATTCGCCAGCGCAAGCTACAAGAACGCGCAGAAAAGAAAGCCGGAACGGCAGGGGTTTACAACCCCGATGGAACCGCCGCCGGGACGACTAGCTTTTCTGAATTCCAATAAAGGTTTGAAATCCCGTGTCGATTACTCTCCCCCGGTATGACAAGCGAACCGCAATCATAGGTTCAACCGGAAGCGGTAAAACACAACTTGCCGTTTGGCTGCTATCGACACGGGATTTCAATATTCGCCCTTGGGTTATCTTTGACTTTAAGGGCGACGATTTGATTTCCGAAATCGAGGCAATCGGCGGGCAAGAAATCAACGTATATGGACCGCCCCCGAAAAAGCCGGGGATTTACGTTGTTCGCCCCATCCCCGAACGCGACGATAAAGCGGTTATAGAATTCCTTTGGAAATGTTGGGCAAAAGGCCGCATCGGTATTTATGTTGATGAAGGCTATATGTTGGGGGCAAGAAATCCGGCCCTAAATGCTTGCCTAACACAAGGCCGCTCTAAGCATATCGAAATGATGATACTTAGTCAGCGCCCGGTGTGGATGAGTAAATTTGTATTCTCCGAAGCCAACTTTTTTGCAGTCATGAACCTAACACTAGAGGACGACCGCAAATTTGTTTCGGGATATGTTGGGGGTAATAAAATAAATTTGCTTCCGCGCTATCACTCATTATGGTATGACGCGGACGGGCAATCAGGGGCAATCTTACAACCCGTGCCAGACCGCGACGAATTGCTAGACCGCTTTGAAATGCGGTTAAGCAAAAAGCGGCGCAAGATATAGGGGACGTTCCCAAATGGATGAAACGGTTTTGGATTGGACGGTGCCTAACTGGATCACCGTTGTTCTCATGGTAATTCTTGGTTTTGCGGTAATTGGCGCTGGCGTCCATTTGTTCGCAAAAATGAGGGGGAAGCTAGGCGATGAAACTGCTTAACTTTAACCTCATGAAGCATTGGGAGAATTGGGCAACTATTCTTCTAATGGTTTCGATAGCGTTTTTCGCTGTCAATTCTCTCGGCAAACTTGTTGAAAAAGAAAGGCAATAATATGGCGGCTCCCGCTGTTGATCCGCGCATGATTAATGCAAGTCAGCGCGCTCTTGTTACCGGCAACGCGCAGCGAATGGTTCAGCCCATCGCTTCGCAGACGTTCAACCCGAACAACACTCCAACGATCAATATTCAGCCCCGCCCCGTGGGCCTGATTACTGGCTTTATTGTCCAGATTACCGGCGGCATTACCAACGGTGCAACTACTGCCGCAAATCGGACGGGCCTCGGCTCGGCCAATGCCGTGCAGAATATCACGTTCACGGACCTTAACAACGTCCAGCGCCTCAATACCTCGGGTTCGCACCTTGCTATTCTGAATAGCGCGCGGCAGGGCTTTGGGTTCGGCGGTGCTTATGCCCCGAACCTGCCGATGGGTTTCGGCAACAATTGGGCACCGTTTAGCGCGCCCGCGCAGCTTGCCGCGAACGCGACCGGAACGCTTACCCATACTTACCTTGTTCCGGTGGCCTATTCGTCTAACGATTTGCGTGGCGCTATTTATGCCGCAATTATCAATGCGACGATGAACCTTCAGATTACCGTTGCAACTTCCGCGCAGCTTGCGGTTGCCACGGGCGCGGACCCGCTCAAGGCGGTTTACATTGACAATGATAACCTTGCTTGGACGGGCAATGTTACTGTCAATGTTTATCAGGTCTATTACGACCAGCTTCCGACCGCGCAGAACGGCGCGCCTATTCTGCCAATGATGGACCTTAACACCATCTACGACATTAAGCAGACCGTTGTTAACGGGCTTTCTGTTGGGCAGGAATTCCCCGTCGATTATGCCAACTTCCGGCAGTTCCTTTCGACCATGCCGATTTTCGATAACGGTGGCTCGTATAACTCCGGTTCGGACGTAAATTATTGGTCGATTAAGTCGGCCAATTCGACGGAACTTTATCGGGTGGCCCCGGACATTGCTGCACTTGAAGCGCGGCAGACGTTCATGGCCGATCCCCCGGCGGGAGTTTACTATTTCGACCATCGCAACAAGCCGATTGATACGCTGTCTTATGGCAATATGCAGCTTGTCATTAATCCCTCTGTTGTGAACGCGGGCGCGCAGCTTGTGATTGGCTATGAAGCCTTTACGCAACAGAATGCGCTTGGCATGGCGACCAGCCTCCCCGGCGGTAACTAAGCCGATGTTGGGGCGGGGAAACCCGCCCCAATTTCACTAAGGGAAATCAGTAATGATTGACCATGTTTTTGTTGATCTAAAGGAATGGGCCAAAAAGCCTTACCGTGAGGACGGCAGCATTTTTGATTGGCTGTTGTTTATCGGGGTAATGACTTGTGGCACGATCCTTTGGACGCGTGTTATTCGGCGGCTCGTGGACTGATGCCCTGCGAATTCTGCTTAGAGACAAGGAAAAAGGTTATGCGTCTTTTCGGCTTTTCCATCCCGCTTTTCGTGCTGCTTTTCGTCGCGTTTTATCTCGGCGCGAAGAACCCCGGATTGCTGGCGAAAATTCCGCTCGTCAATAAGCTGTAAGGCTTAGGGGCCATGAACCAAAGCACTGTAAACACGGCGGCTATTGTGTTCGCTTTTGTGTTCTTCACTACTCTTAAGGGAAACCTGCATAAATATTTGCAGGTTTTGGGGTTGCAGTAATGCCACTTGCTTTATTCCTTATTGCGGCAATCTTTCTTGCGGCTGCTATTCGCGGGGATGCTTGCGGCGGTGAACAGTGTTACAAGGTGCTGTTTGCCACGATGAAAGATGATTTCACCGGGGCAAATAATTTCTTCTATTGGATCATGGCCCTTTTCATTGTTGGCGCGGTCGGTTATTATCGCCCTCTAAGGCCAATTTCGCAGTCTTTCATGGTGCTAATATTTGTGGTGCTCTTTCTCTCGCATGAGGGGTTCCCGCAAAAGTTCATGGAAGAAATCAAGGCTGGCACGGGCGGTTAATTCGGGGAATTATCATGGGTGAAAAACTCGTTACTATCGGTGTCGCAATTGTTGGCGTTGCTACTCTTGCGGTTCTCGTTTCAAAGAATGCGAATACTTCGGGGGTTATCAAGTCCACCGGGGACGCGTTCGCTAAGGCGCTTGGCGCTGCCACGGCCCCCGTTACGGGCGGCGGCGGAATGGGCATGAACGGTTTTACGCCCATTTTCTAAGCCTCCAAATAGAGGGGGTTTTCCCAATGGGTATTTATCGTTACATCGCAACAAAAATCGGCTTGGGAGTTGGGGCGCAAAATCAAGCGTTCCAGCGCCCTTACACTTTGCCGCTTGTCGGGTTCTCCCCCGGCAATCACCTTGTCCGCAAGCCCCTAAACCCGATCGCATCGGGGGCGGTGCTTATGGGCCAAACCGTTGTGCCGGTTTCGCTGCTAGGCGATACGGGCGCGGCTATGCAGGGCGGAATTAAAACGCTGCCGCTTGCGCAACCTGTCAAGGGGTAAAGCCGATGCGGTTTAATGTGGCATATGTGAAGCAACACCCGGCGATGTTCGGGACCATTTTTGTTGTGTTCGGTTTGCTGCTTTGGCTGATGCTCAATAAGGGGCACGCTAGTTCCGGGGGTGGCCAGTATGTCACAACCGGGCCTAGCGAAGCCCTACAGGCCGCGAACCTCCAAGCGGGGACCGCGTTGCAGCTTAAGCAGTTGGACCTTGCCGGGGCGGCGCAATCTGGACAAATGCAGCTTGCCGCTTTGACTGCCCAAATTAACGGGCAGGAACAAATGGCAAATATGCAGATGCAATATCAGTTTGCAGAACTTGCGGCAAATTCTGCCCTCGGTTCTAAGCAGATTGATGCGTCGCTAATTGCGCTTCAAGCGCAGCTAGATAATCAGCTTGAAACGACTAACAGCAACAATCAGTTTATGGTTGATTATGCCAAGGTCGCGGCTGACAACGCAACTGCGCAGGTAATGATTAACGCCAATCTGCAAGCCACTCTAGGCGCGCAGTCGGTGGACCTGCAAAAGCAGCTTTCGGCAGACCAGCTTAAAGCCTACACCGTGGGCAGTCTGGCAAGCGTCATTCCGTCGCTGTCAAAGAGCGACCGGGACAACACGCTTAATCTGTTGATTTCTAAAACGACCAACGGGCCAACCGTGCAAATGAATATGCACGGGGACGGGCTTTTCGTCGGCTAACTAGGGGCGGTTTTCTATGACCGATAAGCAAAAGAAAACCGCCCTTATTGTTGGGGCGGTTATTCTCGTCATTTTGCTCTTGCTCTTTTTCGGCAAGCGCGCGGGAATGATTTTCGGCAATGGGGGCACCGTTGAAGGCAACACTTATGGCGGGGTGACAACGGGCGGTGTAAACCTCACAATTAATCGCACCCCTTTTACTCTCCCCGCGTTCGCATTGCCCGACGATCAATTTAGCATGATTTCGGGCTGTTGTTCGGATTGCTCTAGCCGTAGTGCAACAACGCAAAGTTATCTGCCAGCGAATAGCGGCCTAACTCTTGTGTTTAACGCGGCGGATCAAGGGCCAACAATCAACAACTATTATACGCCCGCGCCGCCACCCGCGCCAACCGCGCCGTTGACGTTCTACGGCTATAGTTCGGTTGGGGGCCGGTAATATGGGCACCCTTAACCCCCTAGAGGGGATGAACTATTTGCAGTCCCAAGGATGGACCGCCGCGCAATCGGCGGGCATCCTCGGGAATGCTTTTGGCGAAAGCGGCTTTAATTCGGGGGCCATTGGGGACGGTGGCGCGGCGCGCGGTTTGTTCCAGTGGCACCCCGACCGCGCCGCGAACTTTACAAAGGTATTCGGCGGAAGCCTTGCCAGTGCCACCCCTATGCAGCAACTCCAATTTGCCAATTGGGAATTGCACAATACCGAAAGCGCGGCGGGCAGGGCATTGCGGGGCACAAGTTCCGCAGCCGATGCCGCTGCAACTTTCATGAAAGCATTTGAGCGACCCGCCAACCTGTCCAGTTTGGGCAAGCGGATTGCCTCGGCTGAAAGCCTCTTGAAAGGCGGTCAAGGTTTGGCCGATACCGCAAAGGGCTTAGTTTCCGGCCTTATTGGGGACGGCGCGGTTGCGGCTGCAAATGCCATTATCCCCGGCTCGGGAATGGTGCTTGACGCGCTTGGCTTTGGGGGCGATAGTTGCGGTTGGCTTTGCCAGCTTAAAAACTGGATTGCAGATAGTGGCTTTTTCCAGCGCCTCGCATTGGGGGTGCTGGCGATAGTCATTTTTGGGGCAGCGTTTTATCTGTATAAACCTAGCGTTGTCCAGAACGCGGTTAAGGCCGCAGCATAAGGGGAATAAATATGTCTTTCAAATCTGTTGCAAGTTCCTTTAGCGGAATTGTCTCGGCTGTTAAGGTGATGCTTACTGGCATCGCCATGAACGCTCAAGACAAGGCCACTATTACCGGCATTCTTTCGGACCTTGAAAAAGCTGCCGAAGAACTCTCCGGGGTTGCGGTCAAGGCTGTTACCGTCCGCAAGAGCGACGTTGAAGCGGCGGTTAAGGCGGTGCTGCCCGCCCTTGTCGCGGAAGCCGTGAAGGGCGCTCTTGCCGATGCGCAGGGCACCCCGGAACCGGCCCCGGCAACCGACGCGGGAACCGATACCGCCACGGTTGTTAAGAACGACTGATGCGGCGGGAGGGGGACCGCAGCGCCTCGCGGGGGTGCCTTTGGGCACTCCCGCTTGGCGTTCTCGCATGGGTGGCGATTGCCGGGGCGGCTGTAAGCCTTGCCGGTTGCGCCACCCTTTCCGCGCCCGTAGTCGAAGCGACCGCTTGCGATGATACCGCGCAGCCCGATTGTGCCGAACCGGCGTCAATCAAAGTCGAGTAAAACCCATGCAACTTAGCGCGCATTTTTCACTAGAGGAAATGACGCGAAGCGAAACGGCGGTGCGCAAGGGTCTAAACAACTCTTGCCCCGCCGCTCTTGTTTCAACTCTCAAAAGAACCGCCGAACGAATGGAAGCGGTGCGCAACGTATTGGGGGACGTTCCGCTTAGAGTTTTCAGCGGCTATCGGTCCCCGGAAGTCAATCGCGCCGTTGGGGGCGCAAAAGTGTCTGCGCATACTCTTGCCTTTGCCGTTGACTTCATTAAGCCGGGACAGTCCATCGCAGAAACTATTGACAGACTACGCAATTCCCCTCTAATCTTTGACCAGCTTATTGATGAATTCGGCGCATGGGTTCATATCTCATTTGATCCCCGAAGCAGACGGCAAGTAATGACCGCCCGAAAAGTTGATAAGAAAACGGTTTATTCTTTGATCTAATAGGGGCGCACGAATGCCGATACTTAAGATGCAGGAACCTACTCGGCGCGGGCGCGTTGGTAATAGGACGGGGGACAACCTAGAGGCTCGGGTTAGCGCCTTGGAAACTGCACTCCCCGAAGTTCACTCACTTGCCGCCGCTGCGCATGACGCGGCGACCAAGGCGGCAACAGCGGCCCAAACAGCGGCAGACAACACGGAAACGCTGATAGCCATTGCCAACGCGGCTAAGGGGGTTGGCGGGTTCCTCGCCAAGCATGGCCCCCGCGTGATCGCGTTTGCGACCGGGGCGGCTGCAACTCTCGGTATCGGCAACCCTAAGCTGCTTTCGTTCATCGCAAAATTTTTTGGCGTTTGATGCACGATTTTTGTTGACGGGTTTTCGGACCCGCATTATAGAGGGGGAACCGGAACGCCAATCCGGTTTCCTCTTTTCTCTTTCATAAAGGGTTTTCAAAATGGCACGTCTTTCAGGTAAGCTGACCGCCAAGGCTCTCGGTTGGGATCGTATCGCTATCGGCGGTGAAACGAAGAAAGTTCCGCAGGACGGCGGGCGCGTTCACCTTGGCCGCTTTGTCGGTATCGCCACCGGCCTTAAGCAGACGGTCGATAACGACACCGGCGATATTCAGACCGGGCTTAAGGGCCAGTTCCGGGGCCTGTCCACTCGCACCGACAAGGGCGAGATTGTGGAACCGGGCAAAGGCCTTGTTGTCACCGCTGGCGTTTGCTACCTCCCCGGCGGCATTCAGGAAATGATCGAAGGCGCGCTTGCCGCTGCGCAGGAAACCGACCCCCGCGCGACCGTGCAGTTTGCCATTGACCTGTTCGCCATTCCGGCGACCAACAAGGCCGGTTATTCCTTCGACGCGGACAACCTCGTTGAAACCGCCGAGGCTGACCCGCTGGACGCGCTGCTTACCGCTGCCAATACCAGCGCCGCCGCGCTGCCCGCCCCGAAAGCGGAAAGCGAACAGCCGGAAGCGGCCAAGGGCAAGGCCAAGGCCACCGCCTGAAAATAGTTCTTGACAGGGAGCGGGGTATCAGCTACCCCGTTTCTTGTCAGTCAGAACCCTCCTGAAAGGGCCGGGTCTAGACCACTCCAATCGGGGTTGGTTTAGGCC